TGCTTATGCTCATCGAGACGTTTGAGCTGAACGGAATACATGTGGTCAGCGCGAACACGGACGGTATTGTAATTAAGTATAAGAAGACACAGAAACCTTTGTTCACTTCCATCATTAAATGGTGGGAAGGGCAGACTAAGTTTGAAATGGAAGTGTCGCCTTATATGCGTCTTAACGCTGCCAACGTTAACAACTACATCGCTATCTACGCACCCGATGAGGATGGTAAGATCAAAGTTAAGCGTAAAGGATGGTTCGGTGAAACAGGTCTCGCCAAAAATGCTATGGGTGAGATCATTATGGACGCAGTTGTGCAAACGCTCATTGACGGGACACCAGTTGGCAAGACAATCTACGAGTGCAAAGATATACGGAAGTTTATGTGTATCAAAGCAGTGTCAGGCGGTGCTGCGCAAGGTACGGTTCCGCTCGGTAAAGTCGTGCGATGGTACTACAGCAACGAGCCACAGGAAGAGATCCAGATCATCAAGTCCGGGAACCGTGTTGGTAGTTCCGGAGGTGGTAAACCTATGATGGAACTCGTGGATCAGCTACCAAGCGACATTGACTACGACACTTACATTGCTAAAGCCGAAAAATTGCTCGAGAAACTCGGGTACAGTTAAGCGCAAATACCCTGGCCAATACATACCCATTGGCCAGGGTGTACAACCCCACAAAACGCCGCATATCGCCCCGCCTTATTTAGTTGCTTTCAGACTTATTTCAGTATATTGTTAGTTCATACCCAAGAGGGACTAGCATGGCTGTGTTTATATTAAAACAAGCATCCGATTGGCAAAGGGCAGAACCAATTGAAATAAATACAATGGAGGAGCTCCTTGCGTTCGTTGAGGAACATGGCGATATTATCGTTTGTAGTAAACGAACAGACGAAGAGCACCAGACGCTCACTATCTACGACACATACGTGGAGTGACCACATGTTATATCTCGGCATGAACAAAGACAGGCATAATGAAGGGATTCCTAATGTGGAGGCCCGTTTATGCAGTGGATTGAATTATACGGTTTCCCTATTCCGGTGGAAGAGTGGGCAAAGTACGCAGCTATTGATTCAGACGGTAAAGTATATATCTTTGAAACTGAGCCGCTGGATCTTAACACCAGGAAGTCAAAAGAGTGGATGGCTGTAGCTGGTGGGCGCATACGTTGCGCGGGCGAGGTCGATCTGGAAGGGTACAATTGGCGGGAGACGCGGGTTGAGCTAGGATTTGAAAAGACATACGCGCCAGGTTTGACACAAACTACTTGAGAGGAACTGTATATGTTGGAGCTACTTAATAAAATGCCTGTTTATCGGGCTCGCCGTTGGGCGCTTATCTACTTTAACGTAGCTGTGTGGGCTGTAGCGGGTGCGGGTATAGGTTTAGCGATGTGGACTGCATAAAGAAAAGCCCGGCGATGAACCGGGCTTTTAATGGGCAAATTAGGACAGGTCGGACGCGGAGTAGTAAGCAGAACGAGCCAACTGGTTTGTTGCTCTCGTGTCCGAGGAAAAGGCATTCGCATCTAAACCGAAACCCCACGGACCATTGTAGTTAAGCAAAGAAGGCCAACCAATTAAGCCTGATTTTCCTGTTAACGCTGTACCAAAATAGTTCAGCCCACCTGTTGTGAAATTATCAGGTGGAACAATACCATGGATGGCAAGGACGTTTCTTGCAGCAGCAAGAATACTAGCAAGACCAGGAAAACTATTAGGTCTCGGTTCAGCCCAGATACTTACCAACTGAATAGTTTTAGTTGGAGAATCGTTAACAGGACCAGGCGCATTCATTCGCAACGAGTTTTCTGTAGTTGCCACAAAGCTACCGGAGGTGCCCGTATAAGTGTAGTCCTTCAGAACGCCTGTAGTCGCATCGATAGCTTTCCATTCCGGGCCAACATAAGTTGGAGCCATTTTAGACAGATCGGTCCAGGTGGCTGCCGAGTTATCCGACAGAACTTGGATTTCATCAGCAAAAACACGGAAAACACCACTAATAAAGAAACCGGAGCCCGTATCGCTCAGGGCCGTTGAACTGCCGAATAGAACATCGGAGATGTTATTAAATTCGTTGTTCATTCGGAATTGGGTAGGGCCGGAGCCTGTATAGATCGTAGACTTGGAGCTAGTATCGCCCGGTTCTTTCCCGTCAGTACGGACGCCAGCGTACTTGCCCCGGGTCGCATCCGGGCCTTTTTTGTTTACACCGTATTCACCTGCTGAAAACGGAACAAACGCATTTGCGTTCATCAAACCAAGAAGGAGTCCTCGTTCCGCACCAGTTAAAACATGGTGACCTGCGCCAGCTGCGACAGCAGCGGCCAGTTGCGTAGATGCTACGATAGCAGTGGGTGATTGATAAGGTTGACTTACCAGTTCACCGTTCTTGATAACGGCTTGGTAAGTGCCTACATACAGACGGCTCAGGGTTTGCGAACCGATTTTAAACGCTGGGTGAACATCGCTCAGGCCCATTGACGGGTACAGATCCGCAAGGGTCTTTTTGGTGATGATGTTCATGTACGTTGGCTGGCCCTTGGCAGTGTACAGAACAGTCTGTTTGCCGCCGGACGCCGCTTCAACAGCCTGGCGCAGAGAGTCGCGAATAAGAATCGTAGTCATTTGATTTTCCTATGATTAAGAAACATATGAGTATTTATTGTCCAGATAAACCAGACGTGTTTTCACCCAACTAAGAATCTGGTCAACAGATGTCAAATTCAAAGAAGGGACAGCGGGCCATTTAGCAAACTCTGAATCGAAAACGCCTTTTGTGAATTTACACTGATTAGCTCTTAAAAGATCGTAAACATTAGAGACCGAAAAGATATTCAGGTCCCTCAACTCTTTATAGCGTGCTGCAAAGGACGCGGCGCCATAACAATTATACAGATTTTTCCAAAAGGAACCATTAATATATGAGGTGCTGGCGTTATCAAGAATTGAAGTGCCCGCCCAGTGAAGACCATATACAGTGTCGAGGTCATACGGCATAAAGAACCATTTGACACCGCCATAGCTTATCACCTGAACGTTTTTGATGTTGTTACCTGACAACAAATCCTGCGCCCAGATGAACTCGAGGAACAGCAGGAAATCCGTTATGTTTTGTTGGTCCAGTTTTGTACCCACGTCGGTTAACACGTTCGCGATAACGTCTGTGGCAAAAGCATCCCATGTGGTCACCGCTGCGGTAGTAGTTGCGTTCGGCTTGCTTGGCGCACCATACTCAATACCACCCGCTGCAATTGCAGCAGCCCAACCGTTCATCGGTGTCCAGTCGCCCTGGTCCAGCTGAATCATCAGAGGTGAGTTTTTCGGAAGGTTATAGTTCTTGTACTTCTTAGCAGTACCGAAGCAACCCATACCATAAAAATTGCCGTTCACATACAGGACACAAGGGAACAGAGTCGGATGCCCGTTTGCGCCAGTGAATGCCCCTGCCGAGTTAGTCTGGCCAACCATCGGTAAGTCCACCTCATTTTTAGGCCAGGTTTTGCGGCTTTTGACGACCTGATCCCAAAGGTTATAGCTACATGAGTTGCGACTGTGGGTGACATCTATCCAGTTCGATTTAAACAATAACTTATCGTGTGGGTACAGGTCACCTATCTTAATCTCAATATTCTTGGATCTGGCGTCGTCCTGGAAGAACTCAATATTAAAGTTCTTTTTAGGATACCCGGCAGAAGAAGCACCCTGGACAGAGATCAGGCATGGGCACGTTACCGACACCCCGTCAGATGTCACTTTAACACTGGCCGGAACATCGTCTTGATCTTTGCTGGTCGGTAAATTCGCCGTTAATGTCAAATCGATACGCATTGCACCTGTAGGCGCAGGGAAGACGTGTTGCAGGGTATTACGTAGCGTTGGGCTGTAGGAGGCCACCGCTTGCGCCAGAGTGGCTTCGTTTATGACGTTTTCAGGATCAAAGTTTTCAAGTTTTGCTAGCTGAATAGCTAATTGAGAATACTGAACGAGGTTGCGGAGCTTAATGCTCTCGATATCAGCGGAAATACTATCGCTAACATTGTCTGACAGATCCGATACTGCTTTAGCTACCAGTTGCACAGCCATATACAGACGAAGCTGGCTGTCGTTAATAGCCGCATAAATCAGGCCATAGTTCGAGTCAGCGTCTGCAATGAGGTTTTGGATAGCCAGGCCTAATGAGTGCTGGCCTAAAAGAAGTCTCGGGATTTGAGTATCCGAAAGGGCCTTGTTGGCAGCTACGTCATCGTTCAGATCGGATATCAGTCTCGCGAGCAACTGCTGGGCGACATAGGACTTCTGAATTTGAAGACTGTTTTCTTCGGTCATGGTCAGGTTTTCGGAAGCCGCTTTGATCATCAGCTGGAACGATACGGCCAGATTCTGTACCGTTTTTGCAACTTCATCACGCGAGGCGGAGACTGTTGCCAGCATATCTGAACGCAGGGTATCAACATCCATGCTAACAACGTTGATTGCACTAGACATGATATGACACGCTGTGACCACACCTTGCAAGGTGACGCCGTTCTTTTGAATCATGGCGCTCAGTTTGGTGTCCAGGTCGTTTAAAGAGACCCACGAAGGCATAGAACGACCCGTCGCTGCTAGTGTCCCGCCGTTGTTAATGTATTCGTCCGCCAACGAACTTCCGGTAGCGCTACGCACGAACACAGTGGAGTTGGCGGGAATATTGGCGATGTCTGCCTGCGCAGCGCTCAGGGTAGGGTACAGCTTACCTAAAGGGGCAACACTATTACGCACATCGTCTGCAGCGTCCGCTGCGGCTGCCTCAGCACTTACCAGGGCCACCAGCATCCGCGCCAGAACCATTGGCTGTGCGCTTTTAGGGATAACCAGGATTTGGTCTAACGTTGCATCAACTGTATCGTTAGAAATAACGATATCACCAACGTACTGATACCCCAACGAGCTGAACCATATGCTGAAAGAGTAATGACCTATTTCAAGCGAAAAGTCATAGTTCCCTGCGGCGTCTGTTTTAGTATAAGCCTCGGACCCTACGACAGGAACTCCCGTCTCGAGGGACACCGCCCGCATCTGGGCGTTCGCAATGGGTTTCCCAAAACCATCAACCAGCTTACCTTTAATGTTTGTAGTCATTTCAGTTCCTCAAACTGGAATAATAGGCGTTCTGCCTTTTTTGTACAGAGCCACCCATGGAATTTCCCGCACCGTGCGGCCAACCAGCTCGATAGCACCGGAGCCGCTATCGGCTTTCAACGTTTGGACTGCCAGCGGTGTGAAGAATGACGCACCGGAAGACCGGTTTTCCCAAACAACACACACCAGTTGACATGGCGTATCCCTGTTAGTAGCTGGGACTGTTATCCCGTTGAGCTGTACCACTGCCGGGGAGTTTTCACCGCCGTTACCTGTGTCGATATAGGCCACCTGTTGGTCTGGTCGGCCTGGCGCTCGCATCAGTATGGTAAAGTATTGCCGCTGTGTTGATGTCAATGTCAGGTACAAGTTTGAATCCATAGTTCTGTCAAATTCTTCACCTGGAATTGACCAAACCACATGCTCACCTTTGCTTGACGCCCACGGGAACCCACTACCAAACGCATCAGACACATTAACATACGGGATGCTGCCAGACATCTTGTTGTAAACATCACCGACAATATTGTTCGCGTAAATTGTCCCTTTAAAATAACCGTTGTTTGCGTAAATGTCACCATAATACTTTGAGTCAATAGCCAGAACGAATTGTAATGTGGACACATTACTGAGGATTCCGCCTTTGGCAGAATTACGCAAATATGCTGTGTAGGTGACACCTCGATCCAACCCATTAATCTGAATCTTAGTTCCAGTTGACTGTTGGCTAACAACCGTTTTACCGTTACCCTGAATAATGATCTGTGTAAAATCAACAGTTGTAGGGTTTACCCAAGATAACTCACCCTGATAGTTAACTTCAGCATTCGATGCGACAGGAACAAATTGAATGTTCGTTGGTGCTGGTACGTTGGGGCCCGGTAAGTTTGTCAGATCCGGTCTGTCAATAGGTTTACCAACAGCATCGCCCCAGACGTCAGCATTTTCTTGACGAACTGTGATTTTAATACCTGTACCATTAGGATTCAGCGCCCATTTCGTAACGCGGAATTCTTCCATAGCAATACCGAGCCTTGGTATATTGATTTTAACATACCGCCCTGGACGATAAGGATAGCCTGCAAAGTTTAACGGTATATCCATCGTGCGCCCCAAGCGCTTGCGATTTATCGTTATCTGAGCCAGTCGCTGGGCTTGAAACTCTGAAGTGACAAAACGGTATTTCTGATCCGTTGTGAATTCGGCGCCATCTTCAATGATGTAGGCATCAACTTTTACAGCGGGATAATCTACCTCTGTGTAACCTTGCTCGGGATCGATGAAAGTACCTTGCACGATGTTAATACGTTCGTTCCATGGAGTTTCAGGAACGATCTTTATATCCCCAACAATCTGACTTTCGTCCAACACCATAGTAGCTGGGCCATAATAAGCACCCACCAACAAGCCATGCTTCCCGCCAATGTAAGTCGGTTCACCTGCACAGCATAAATGAAGATCATCCAACGTTGACGAAACAGCTTCCGACGCATCGAAAACCCCGTTGATGGTATAACGAGGTTCCGAATAGGAGTTGCCGTTGATGGTTTCATCGCAAAGGTTGGCCGCTTCGATGAATTCCTCCATCAACAATTCTGAATCTGATACTTTTAAATAATCGCGGTAATAATCCAGAATACATAAAGCAGCGTTATTGGAGTATTGAGTTAGGCCCGATCGAGGGTCATAAACTTTCTTACCTTCAACAAGGAAAGTAATATTCGGTAAACCAGAAGGGAATTTCTCCTGATTGAATTTAAGGGATAAACGCACCCAGCAGATGCCCTGGCCAATCATGTCAGCCTTCCATGACGGGGCTCGGGACAGCATGTCCGACACATCGGTAGAGTCGTTGTGTACCTGATATTGAGCGTATTCGCCATAAGTGCTGATATCATCATCACCTAAGTAAACGGCTAATATGGTATTTACTTCATGGGCACAAACAGCGATGGCAATGTGAAGCCATTCTTTATCCTCTTGATCACCAGCTTGTTCTTCAGCAAAGAACATTACGCCAGACATTTTAGTCTTACCGTAAATATAGTTCTTTGGCGCTGCTGAGGATCGCAGGACTTGTTTGCGATCCTGTTGTGATGTATAGTTACCCAACGAAGGTACAGAAACTTTCGTTAGCAGGGCCCCCGCAACCGTTGCAGCCATTGAAATAACAAGGGCGGTTGTTAATGTGATGTATCCGGCAGCCGCAGCCGCGGAGGCGCCTATCGCAATTGCTCCGGCAATTATTGCTGGTGGCATCTGTTATACCCCCCACGCTTTTGTGATCTTGCTCTTCATTCTTGGAAACAATTTAACACCTTCCGGCGCGTGTAACCACACCTGACCCATGCTCCAGAAAATTCCAAGAGTGTCGCCAAGATCTGTGGTCACCAGGACTACATCTCCGCGTTGCGCAAAGTTAACATCTTTCTGAGGGAGAACGGAATCAATATATGCTACTAACCCGCCCTTCTCTTCTAAAAGTTTCTTAGCACCTTCTTCCGTTGTGTATTTGCCACGGAAAGGTTCGGCATAATCTTCGCCAGTCATTGCGGCGACTACATCTGCGGAAAATAAGCAACAATCATGCTCGCCCCACTCAAACGGAACATCTTGGAGAGATTCCGTAAGAGCCAATAAACGCACTTGCCAATCAATATATCTTTTCATGAGTATGTGAACCCCGGAGCGTCTTTCTTGCTACCCCAATAAATAGAACGTTCGGACATTTGACCGACGTATCTGAAAATTCTATCTCCTGGGTGGTCTTTAACATGTGATTCGTCTGTGAAACGATACGGTTTACTTTTTGACCATTCCTGAAAGATGTTACCCACATTATAGGAAATTGCGCAAGTACCGCCCGCGCTTAATGCAGGTTGCGATATCTTGCCCACGTAAATAATGTTATAAGCCATTGCAGTATAATCATCATCAAAAACGACAATGTAGCAAGTCACCTTGCGCCCGACGACTTTTTCATTTAAAGCTATCGCCACAAGTTCATTATTTAATCCGTTAAGCGTCAGGTTGATTTGTTGGTCCGAGGTATTATTCTCTTCGTTGATTACGGAACAATCACCTAGCTGACCAGTACCGTAAAAAATCTCCCCGCCAATTTCTATTTGGCCTGTGGCGGAATGATAACGTGATACACCGGAGCTGAATTCGATCTCCGTTGCAAGAGCAAGATTTACGTTCCCTTGCGCCAAATAATACGCAACTTCTTCGGATAAATCTGCGGTAATCATTCTATGTACTCCATGAAGGATAAGTTAAAGTCGTTTGAGAACGCAGGTTTACGATCAACACCATTCTCGTTTTCCGTTAACATGAAAATACCGCGAGGGCTTTGAACTTCAATAGGTGTGCCAGCAGCAGGGGAAACGCGAAGCATTGGACCTATACGGATGGTTGCAAAACCCTGCTCATCAGACCAAGCATCCGTAAGAACCATCTTCATTTCATCGTCAATTGTTAAATATTGCCCGCGGGCAAGGATCATACGATCCGGCAGCCAGCCCGCGGTGAGGATGCTTTTCCCTGTTTGGTTAGCGCCGCTGATTATAGGTGTGCCTTGTGGTGGTACACCGCAACGACCAAAGTCCCCCAGGCGAATTCGTCCACCCATACCATCAAGATCTACGATAATGGATTCGAGGAGGCGTGACTCAAAATCGTCTAAGTCTTGAAAAGACATAGTCACCTTCCATTTAGAACCAGGAAAGGTGACAGTTTGTGTTGATTTATTGAATACGCTCTCAAACATAGAACCGCTGGATGAAAGCGTCCAATTCATTGAAGAAGGCCTGAGATTTTCTGGCCAGTCTAATATTGCCATGTTATCGTCCTGTTATAGTGACCACATTAACGGCCAATCGACCGGCTAATATTACCGCGCGAGTTAGTATCTCGCAAGACCATGTCGTAACCTTGTTGAGCGCCATCTTTCGCGGCCTGCTGCATAGCCTCTTTGAGTGTTTTATCACCATTACCAGTAACAGTGATATGCTGAACGATTGTAGCGCCACCCTGATTGCCCGCAGAACCACTATTTCCACCACTCATAAAGTTAGTAAAATCGGCGTTCTGTTGTGCCGAAAGTACACGTTCACCTTTCTGAAGTAACCATGTGCCTTCCTGTGGCACTTCAGTAATACCATCGTGCGCCATGCCCGTCATAGTAGCGCCCATAATCTGTTGTATCAGCGCACTACCTGCGGAAGCAATTGTAGCCATGTTAGCAAACTTCTGCGCAGGGCTAAGCGCTGACGGGTCCGCCATTGCCTGAGTGATAGCTGTGGTTAAGTTAAGGGTCGCTTGCGCAATAGAGAAACCTTTGGACAGAGCGAACATTGCCTTATACGCTGCCGAGCCTTTTGCACCAGCAGCATCCAGAACAGTAGTCATGGCGCCCGCCATTGTACTAATATCCTGAATGTAGTTCAACGTTGTTTGGTTCTGCGCCATTGCCATCTGCTGTGCATATCTTAATTGAATAGCAGCCCGTTTACGTTCGTAGTTCTCTTTGATAGCAGTCATTTGCTCTTCGTTGCCCATCGCCATTTGCATCTGTTGGTCATATTGGGCTTTTAACGCTGCCAGCTCGGACGTCTGGGAATCCTTCGCATCTTGTTCAGGGTTCAATGTAGACATCTGAGCTCGTTTTGCGTAATACTCAGCTAACAGTCTTAAACGAGCTTGGTTATATTGTTCCTCAGTCAGTAACCCAGCTTCGTGGAGCTGTTTAATCTCCTGCTGTGCAATCTGCCACTCACGCACCATCTGGGCGCCAGGCTTATACTGCCCCGCAAGGTCTGCACGCTGACGCGCATATTTAGCATCGATTGCTTTAAGGGCCTCACCGAGTTCATCTTCGGTCGCCTTAGCTTTCTCTGCTTTGTCCTTCATAATACGGACTTCTGCTTCCTGCTGAATGCGCAAACGGTCTAAACCTGTAGCACCTCGAGCCTCGACACGTTCGTAAGCCTTATCCCACTGCTCCCCATAAGCCGCAAGAGCTTTCTCGTCCTTCAGAGCTTGACGTCCTGCCTTGAGCTTTTCTTGGAGATTTTCTTGTACATCATAGGCTTCACTGGATTTATTAAGCAACTCAACAATGCCTTGTTGCTCGTCAGTCAACACAGCCGTAGCGTCTTGATGACCGCTAATATAATTTTTAATAAAAACTTCGTTTGCTGCGTACTGCTTACCAAGGCGGTTCTGTGCGTCCTGGAGCTGTGCTGCGCCGCGCACGTTACCCGCCAATTTCATTTTAGAGATATCAAGCTCGGCGTTCTTCGCCACCAGTGCAGCCTGGAGTTCCTTAGAACGA